GTTTTAGTCAATCACCCTGGGGAACACCATCTCAAACACCGTACAGTACACGGTACTGCAGATCGATAGATCTTGCTGTATCAAAACCAGTCTCACCGCCACCTCCGAAGCCACCTCCTGGGCCATACCGCCAATTGCCATTTGTTGTTGCTGTTGTCTTTGCTGCGCCGGCGGCCTATACCTCGTACATTCTGGACGTCTTCCAAGCATCAGCAGAAGGTTGGACGTGCTCAGAGATTCCCGGTCAACCCCAGAACACAAGGTGCGTCGTGACCGGTTCACAAAGCCACGTATACATCGCCCTCGCCTCAGTAGCACTAGTGACTCTAGTGATCTCACTGATTTGGAACTGTCTTGGGACGGTTTTGATCCTTTGGCGTATCCACACTGGTCTGCGGTCAATAGCCCACGCGCTCGTCCCGCCCCGTCGGTCCATTCGCAAGGCCTCATTCCGCTCGTCACCCTTCAACCCAGAGCAGGTCTAGACAATGGAGTCGTTCACTCTCAACCCTCACGGTCTCCGCGGCCCCACCAGCGATTTGAGGACTGGCTTCAACAAGCACATCTCCTACGACCTGGAGACGTTCCCCGAGATACCAACCCCTTCCGCCGACCATATCCCCGACGTGATACCGAACATTGATCGTTACGACGGTAATCCGCTCCCTCTCCTCTACGATGGTCGGTTGACCCCAATTACTGGCCCTCATCATCTCTGGGATTTGGATGGTCACGTTCAGTGGCAAACATGGGGGGACCTTCGACCATTCTCGCCATTTAGCGTCTGGCCGGCCTCCACCCCGAACTGGCGTAGTAGGAAGGTCGTCCACGTCTTCAGCAACATGTCACCCTACGCCTACACTGCTGAACGCGGCTTCCACCGATTGCCGTTCCACCGTCTCAACGAGCAGACTAAGGACTGGGGTCGTTTCTGGGACCTGATCTGGCGTTGCGCACAGACCCGAGGTGCCAGGCTCTGTAGCGCGAAGATGTCCTTCATCCAGTCTCTCCTGCGACTCAGTCCGGAGCAGTCGGCTCGTCTCCCAGAGGCCCGTGATCCCATAGACCTGTTGAACATCGCCGGTTGGGACGAGCTAGCCCTGAACGCCATACCCTCGGACCTGGCTCGGTCACTTATGCAACCACCCCCGCACCCGGCAGTCACCGTCCTTGAGTGCCTCACCGACTGGTTCGATGCGATGATCCGCGTGCCATACGACGTGCGCCATCCTCTTGGCCTTGGTCTGACTCCCTCCCAGTTCTGGACCCATCCTTTTGTCGTCCTGTGTTACCTGCGCTGGCGTCTGTTGGGAGGTGACGACTAGGGTGGCGTCCGCGACAGTTGAGGCCTGGGCCTCGGGGATTTAGTCCCCTGCCGCCGGCGTGACTGCCATTTCATC